AAGCATATACTGCACGTTACTCACATGAGACCGTTGCATTAGCTTTCGCATTGACCGAAGAAGCAATCGAAGACAACCTGTATGACCGTCTTGGTGCTCGCTATACGAAGGCGCTTGCGCGTTCTATGGCACACACTAAGCAGGTTAAAGCGGCGGCAGTATTGAACAACGCGTTCAACTCTAGCTTCGCTGGTGGTGACGGCGTTGAGCTTTGCTCGACTGCTCACCCACTTGCAGGTGGCGGCACTTTCCGCAACGAGCCATCAACAGCGGCTGATCTCAACGAAACATCGTTGGAAAATGCGTTGATTGACATCTCGACCTTCGTAGATGAGCGTAACATGATTATCGCTTTGCGCGGCACAAAAATGATCATTCCACCACAACTGCAATTCGTTGCAGATCGTTTGTTGGAATCAACATTGCGTGTTGGCACAGCCGATAATGATGTAAACGCAATTCGTAACATGGGTATGCTTCCAGAGGGTTACACTGTTAACCACTTCTTGACAGACCCAGATGCGTTCTTCATCAAGACTGACGCGCCTAACGGATTCAAGCACTTTGAGCGTTCGCCAATGCGGACAAACATGGAAGCTGACTTCGACACAGGCAACATGCGCTTTAAAGCTCGTGAGCGTTATAGCTTCGGCTATTCCGATCCACGCGCAGTATTTGGTTCACCCGGAGCCTAATTCGGTTGAAACGTCATTTGAAAGGGGCTGCTTCGGTGGCCCCTTTCTTTTTTCTTTCTTTGTGTTATTCTGAACTTGAGTAATAATGCTCGGTATATATCCATATGTTTTGCACGCATATGGAGTTGACCTCGGACACGAGAGGAGAAAAACATGGCAACTACACATTTTTCAGGCCCAGTACAGTCAACCAATGGCTTTGAGGTTCCAGTTGTAACAACTGCTAACTTACCTGCTTTTGCAGATACTACTGTTGGTACTGTTTACATTGTCAGCGACAATGGCGCAGGCAACAACGAATACTGTTTAGTAATCAATACAGGAGCCGCTTGGGTTACTGCTGTTGGCGCTGCTCTAACATAATAGGAGGCGTTTATGGCAGGTCCAGTAAAAGCATATAATTGGACGCAGGGCACTACTGCTGCTGTTGTTGGCGACTCACGTTCGCGTATCCGTCAGATTGTAATTTACGCGGCTGCGGCTGGCGCATTCACAATCAAGAACGGTAGCGCGTCTGGTGATACGCTGATTACACAGACATTCCCAACAGGGATTCATCATTTGAACATTCCAGATGATGGCATTCTTGCGACGAATGGCGCTTATATAAGTGCGTTCACAGGTGCAAGCAACCAATTGACAATCTTTTTGTCATAAAGAGGGTTGGATGGCTAATTATCGTTCCATAACACAGATTGGAACATCTGAGCCATTTGAGCTACAGGTGGCCCGTGGTGATATTACGGGCCATACTGCGCTGTTTAAGTACGGCTACAATCCACTGATTGTTAACGTAGAAGAAACTATATGGGATGTTGGTGGAATCTACGCATATCCAACTTCTGCGGTAAAAATGACAGCAACTTCTGCGGGTGGTGCTGACGATGAGTTCGTTGAAATTACCATGGTGGGACTCGACGCGGACTATAACGAAGTAAGCGAAGTCGTGGTTTTGGATGGAACTGGATTCGCAGAATCTGATACGTTTTTCTTGCGCCTCTATAGAGCTTTTGTTTCTGGATCGCAGGCACCGACTGGAAACGTCACGATTGCCAATTCTAGCACGACGTATGCACAAATTACGTTAGGTGAAAATCAAACCTTAATGGCTGTTTACACTGTGCCTGCTGGGCATACTTTGTACGTCACAGAGGGCATAGCTACTCACGGGACAGATACTTCTGGTGCGTTTATGACTGTGCGTTTTTTGACTCGTAGAAATAACGGTGTTTTCAGAACTAGCGTTAAAGTGGATATTATTGGCGGTGAATTAATTTTCCCCTTCACGCAGCCTTTGAAAATTGAAGAAAAGACCGATGTAGAAGTTAGAGCTAAGTGTAGCAAAAACCAAAACAATGCGATTAGTGCGGTCTTTCAGGGTGTATTGATTAAAAACGAGGATTGGTCCTGATGGCTCGTAAAAAAGAGAATCCAATACGCAAAACCACTGGTAAAGGCGGTAATTACCGCAAAACCAAGTCTGGCGCGGGTATGACCAAAAAAGGTGTGGAAGCCTACAAAAAAGCTAATCCCGGTTCAAAATTAAAAACTGCTGTGACTGGTAAGGTCAAAAAGGGCAGCAAGGATGCCAAGCGGCGTAAATCCTACTGCGCTCGTTCGGCAGGTCAAATGAAGAAGTTCCCAAAAGCGGCAAAGGACCCTAATAGTCGCTTGAGGCAGGCGCGTAAGCGTTGGAAGTGTTAATATGGCTATAGGCCGCTCACAGATGGCGCAGCAAGTGACCAAGCCGCCTATGAAGAGGAAGAAAAATGCCAAAGGACGCGTGCTACAAAAAGGTAAAAGCAAGGTACAAAGTGTTCCCAAGCGCATACGCAAGCGGCGCAATCGCAAAGTGTCGTAAAGTAGGTGCTAAAAACTGGGGAAACAGCAAGAAAAAGCCTGTAAAGAAGGCTATGGGTGGCGCTATTGGGCCATCTAACGAGTATCGTAAGCGTCCAGTGCGTCGTATGATGGCTGGTGGAGAGGTTATCGCGAATGGATGCGGTAAGGTTGCCTCAAATCGCCGTAAAGTAACGAAGATGAGCTAATGGCTGTTAGAAAAACGAAAAAAGGCGCTGCTTTAAAGAGATGGTTCAAAGAGGACTGGAAAGATGTCCGCACTGGTAAAGCCTGTGGTCGCAAAGAAGGCGAAAAGCGAGGAACTCCTTACTGCCGACCAAGCAAGCGCGTTAACTCAAAGACACCCAAGACCGCTTCAGAGATGACAACGAGCGAAAAGCGTAGTAGAGTGGCACAAAAGAAGCGACTTGGACAGCCTGCTGGCAAGCCAAAAAGAGTTAAGTCTCTTAAAAGGAAAAAGAAATGACTGTATCTGGATCAACAGACTTTGAATTAGATGTTGCCGATTACGTCGAAGAGGCGTTTGAGCGTTGTGGGCTAGAAGTTCGTACAGGATACGATCTCAAGACCGCCAAGCGTTCTATGAACCTAATGTTTGCTGACTGGGCCAACCGTGGCCTTAATCAGTGGACTATATCTCAAAGAAACTTGGCTTTGGTCTCTGGTGATGGAGAATATGACCTTGGAACGTCCACAATTGACGTTCTTTCGCTTGTGGTGCGCCGAGACGGCACAGATTACGCCTTAGACCGCATTAGTCGTGACGAATACCTTAATATTCCTACTAAATCGACAACTGGTCGCCCTACTCAGTATTTTATCGACAGACAGATCAATCCTGTCTTAAAATTGTGGCCTTTGCCCGATAATAGCACTGATGTAGTGTATTATGACTCTCTAATACGGCTAGATGACGCCGATAATTACACAAATACACTGCAAGTTCCGTTTCGATTTTACCCTGCTTTAGCGGCTGGTTTAGCTTATTATATCAGTATAAAACGCGCTCCAGACCGCTCTCAGATGCTAAAATCAGTGTATGAAGAGGAAATTGGGCGCGCTATGGACGAAGACCGTGACCGTGCATCGTTCCGCGTTGCACCAGATTTAAGGAATTATCGTTATGTCTAAGTATGCCACAGGAAAGTGGGCATATGGCATATCTGACCGATCTGGCTTCAGATACCGCCTAAAAGACATGCGCAAGGAATGGAATGGACTTCTTGTGGGCAAAGATGAGTGGGAAGCCAAGCAACCACAGCTTGAGCCTCTTCGAGCCACTCCTGATCCCCAAGCATTGCGAAATCCGCGTCCTGAACAGAACGTGCCTCAGCAAGACAATATACAATGGGGATGGAATCCTGTAGGATTGACGTATGATGGTGGGCTAACGCCTAATAATTTGGTAGCTACTGGCTCTGTTGGTAGTGTGACGGTGAGCATAACATGAGCTTTACATACGCAGAACTGAAGACAGCGATTCAGGATTACACTGAGAACACAGAGACAACCTTTGTGAATAACTTAGATGTTTTTATCAAGAATACTGAAGAGCGTATCTTGAAGATTGCTCAGTTAGAAGTGTTTCGAAAGAACCAGACGGGCAATATGACTCTTGGAAACCAGTATTTGGCACTTCCTAGCGATTATTTGGCTCCATTTAGCCTTTCATTTACATCGAATGGCAACAAAGAGTTCGTCTTGTTTAAAGATGTTAACTTTGTTCAGTCATTTAACCCGAACAATTCTTCGACTGGCGCACCTCGATACTACGCCCAGTTCGATATAGAAAACTTCATATTGGGTCCCACGCCTGACGCAGCGTATGACGTTGAGCTTCATTATTTCTATCGCCCTGCAAGCCTAACATCTGGGGGTGATAGTGGAACTACATGGTTGAGCACAAATGCTTCTGTAGCGTTGCTTTACGGCAGTCTGATCGAGGCTTACACCTTTATGAAGGGTGAGGCTGACTTGGTGCAGAACTATACCCAGAGATTTACTGAGGCTCTATCTCGTGTTAAAAACTTTGGTGAGTCACAAGAAGTTACAGATGCGTACCGCACTGGGCTAATCTTGAGAGAGAAAACATAAGGAGACTAGAAATGGCATTTACAGGTAACTATATGTGCACATCTTTCAAGCAAGAAATCTTGGAAGGTTTGCACGACTTTAACGTAGGCGCGAATGCCTACAAAATTGCGTTGTACGACAACACCGCAACGCTTGATGCTTCTACGACGGTATATACAACTTCCGGTGAGATTAGCGGCACAGGCTATTCTGCGGGTGGCGGGACGCTAACAAACATTGATCCTACAACTTCTGGAACGACTGCGTTTTCTGACTTTGCTGATTTTACCTTTACAACAGCAACGATCACAGCGCGTGGGGCACTGATTTACAATTCTACAAACGGCAACCGTGCGGTTGTTGTACTTGATTTTGGTGCTGACAAAACGTCAACGGCTGGTGACTTCACAATCGTATTCCCAACAGCGGACGCATCTAACGCCATCATTCGTATCGCGTAAGGTCTAGTTTATGGCCTCGTCAACTCTATATGAAGGGTGGGGTCGATCCACTTGGAGTGATGGTTCTTTTGGCACTCCTATCCTCAAGGTTTTTGTGGACGGTGTTTCCGCCACAGGAGCGGTGGGGTCTGTTTCGGTTATTGCCGAGGCCAATGTTGACGTAACGGGCTTAGAGGCGACAGGCGGCGTTGGCACAGTAACGGCGACTGGTCAGGCCAATGTCCCGGTAACGGGGCTTGAAGCCGTTGGCGGCGTTGGCAGTGTTTCGGTTGTTGCCGAGGCTAATGTATTCCCAACAGGTGTTGAGGCTACGGGTGAGGTTGGCACTGCTGCTGTTGTGGGTGGAGCGAATGTTCCTGTTACTGGACTTGAAGCAACAACAGCAGAGGGCGGCGTTGTTGTTGAGGCAGACGCAACTGTAGAGATACCAAGCGGACTACAGGCTCAAGGTTTTGTCTACGGCGGCTTTATTGAGGTTATTGCGGGCGCTAATGCGCCTGTTACAGGATTAGAGGCGACAGGCACTGTTGGCTCCGTTATCGTGGAAATTGTTGTCAATGTTAATGTCACTGGTGTTGAAGGCACAGGTGAAGTTGGCGAAGTTTCAATCACAGCAAACTCAGATGTTCTTGTAATTGGCGTCGAAGGAACTGGCGAGGCAGGTCAAGTTCTTGTATGGGGACGTATTGTTCCAAATCAAAATCCGGGTTATAGTCCCGTAACACCATCTTCTACCCCTGCGTGGAGTGACGAAACACCGTCTCAAACTCCAAGCTGGGATGACATAGCAGCATAGGATCGAAAAATGCCTAGTACATATACATTAAACAACGGTATCGAGCTTATCGGCACAGGCGAACAGTCCGGTACATGGGGCGATACAACGAACACAAACCTAAGTCTTTTGGATACGGCTCTTGACGGTCAGGTTACTGTCACATTGCCGAGTGCGGGGACATCTGGTTCTCCGAACCCTCTAGCGATTACAGACGGTGAGGCGTCCGATGGCCGAAACCGCATGGTTACATTTGCCGACGGCGGCGACTTGGGCGCGACGGCTTTTGTGCAGTTGACGCCGAACGACTCTGAAAAGATCATTTATGTGCGCAACAATCTGGCAGGATCGCGCAGCATTATCCTGTTTCAAGGGACGTACAACGCGAGCAACGATTATGAGGTTCCCGCGGGGACGACTGCGGTTGTTTACTTTGACGGCGCTGGTTCTGGTGCTGTAGCTGCGAACGTCTTTAACAATGCGTACTTTGACAGCCTGCGCTTGGGCGGAGTGTCTGTGACCGCGATTATTGACGACGATACAATGGGTACGGCGACTGCGACGAACATTGCGACATCTGAGTCCATCAAGGCTTACGTTGACGCGCAGGTTGGTGCAAACAACGAACTGTCCGAGGTTCTTGCTAACGGCAACACGACAGGTGGTAATGACATCCTGTTCGGTGACGACGACAAAGCCATCTTCGGCGCAGGGTCTGACCTACAGCTTTACCATGATGGGACTCATAGTTATGTGGGTGACGTGGGTCAGGGTAACCTGCGTATCCTCGCAGGTAACTTTGAATTACGAAACACAGGTAACACTGAAAGAATGATTTTAGCGGAGGTCGATGCGGGTGTTTCTTTATACTACGATAACGCTGAAAAAATAATTACAACGACTTCTGGCGTAGACATCACAGGCACAGCCGTCACGGACGGTTTAACTGTAGCTGGCAACCTGTCAGTCGATGGCGGCACGATCAAGCTGGACGGGAATTATCCTACGGGTTCCAATAACGTGGCGTTGGGTAATAATGCATTAGATGCAATAATCACTGGCGGTAATTTTAACACAGCGGTAGGCACATCTGCTCTAACCGCAAACACTTCAGGGTATGAAAACACGGCTATTGGTTACAATGCCATGCTTTCCAATGAAACAGGCTTGAATAACACTGCCGTTGG